ATATCCGTCCTTTTTTGTGTGAAACGATTTCTCGCTTCGACTCACGAATGACGGATTATCTACCAGAGGTAGGTCCGACTCAGAGATCTCAGGTCAGGCCGAAAACGGTTATCTGACTAACCTGCTGCCTCGTACAGTCGTTGCATTTGATTCACGGCATCCGAATGCCGTGGGTGGTACTGATTGTAGTACCTGTCTGTGAAATCCTTATCGTTTAGAAGTTCATCAATCCTGGTCTTTGCAGACCCTGAAGTGATTCCTCCAATCCGACCCTCCTGATTCCCAGTCAGGGCACCATCCTCTGAGAGGATTTGTCCAATCTGGGCAAACATCTTGACAAGAGAGGGGTGTGTTCCCAACCCTGTCTTGTTCATCACATCAAGTGCATCTGAATCTGCAAACTGATGAAATGCTCTTTCTGCCAACTGCTTGTTCTTGATGTAGGAATCTCCCCACTCCTTCTGGAGTTGGGCAACCCACTGAACCTGCTCTGTTGCAAAGTCTTCATCATCACTCTGATCCACACTTGCTTGGGAATCACTGTACCAGTTTAACAGTTCTGATGCCTGCTTCTGGTTGAGTCCCAACTGATGTGCCTGCTGGCGAAAACCATCTGCCAAATCTCCTGAGCCATTTAACTCATAACCCTCTGGAGACTCTGGTCTTCCTAATGCAGAGAAAACTCCATTCCAATCTGCATTCTCCCCCTGTGGAAGTTGCAGCAACTGCTCTGATGGAACTCCCAACTTCCTGTTTGCATGGACATAGCTTTTTGCAAGCGAGTCCCAGGATTTGAAGTTCTTGAGGACAGGTTCATGCCTGATGTCTTCAGGCAGACTATCCATGTTGATTGCAAGTGGATCTGACTCTGCAGATCCTGATAACCCTCCAAGGATTGACCCTGATCCCTGCATTTCTGCAGATGGGGTTCCCTCAGTCTGAGTCGTACTCGATTCTGTCTCCATCGATGGATTCCCGTGCAAGACGTTCCAAATCCTTGGTGTTCAAACCAAGGTAGTTGATGATGTCAACCACCACACTCCTCCTTCCATCTCGGAAGGCACTAATCTGGGGGTTCTCCACTGTCACCACATCAAAGACATGATTCCTCCGTGCAAGATCCTCCAAAAGCGTCTGTCCATCTTCACTCTTGAAAAGACGGTCATACAATGCTTTACGATCCCTCTCCTTCTTGGTCCTCATACCGGCAGTTGACTCTTTGAGACTGCAAGTCCTGCTTGTGCGTCATTCCTTCTTGATTGACTGACCAGATTATCTGCCTGTGCAACCTGAAGGTTACTCTGAAGGAGCATCTGCTCCTCCTGTGCCTGTCTCTGTGCCATCTGCAACTCCTGCATCTCCTCTTCTGTTCTCAAAACACTAGGAGGGACTTTGAGGATCTCTGCACCCAACTCTGCAATCCGTTGTGTGTTGAATCGTTCAACCACACTTGGGTCAATCTGTGCAATTGGCAGCAAGAACTGTATCAACTGTGCAACACTGTTCAACTCTCCTGTTCTCATTGAGATACTAACAGGGTTTGCATACTCAACCTTGAAATCTGCATCCCTCAACGCAGGAGGTGCAGGAGGCAACATTCCGTTGCTCTCCATGATTCCAAGTGTTCTGATCACCATTGGTGCCAAAAACTCCACCTCCTGCCTGCTGACAATTGGTCCAAGAACTGAAAGACGATCCCTCTGACGTGCATTGATCTCTGTTGCACTGAATCTCATGACATCTCCATCTGCAGCAGTTGGTCCAGGGAGTTCCAAGAGATCAAGATAGAAGGTTTTGTTGATGGAATCCCTCACTTGTCCAATCTTGGATTCATTCAAATCCAACCGTCCTCCTGTCTGCAGGGGCATGATCCTGTCATCCCTTCCCAACCCTGCACGGTAATAGTTCAACCCTCCTGGTTGGGTTCTGACAGGATTCAGGAATCCATCATCTGGAACCAAAAGTGGAGGATCAACGACCTTCTGAAGTGCCTTGAGTCCTACCTTCTCCATGAGGTTGATCATCTTCACATCAGGAAGTGCGGCGGTTCCTGGGCCTCGTCCATACGTTTCTTCAGAGTTTCTGGACCACCTACTGACAACATATGGAAATTCCTCGAATCCTGAAACTCTCAAGACATGCTTCTGATCCATCAAAATGTAAATTGACATCCATGGCATGTTGAGGTTTCCAACTGCATTCACATCATGGTTTCTTCGTCTCTTCACACAGTGGAGGCATTCAAACTTCTTGTTCTCATCCTTGGAGTTGTATGCCCGTAAAACACTGTCTGGAACCCCCTCTTCTCCATACTCCTGTACCAACTGACGTGCAGAGTGTTCATACACCCGCAAGACTCCATCCACACGGGAGAGGTTATCCTGCATCAGGTAGCACTGTCCCAAGAAGTAACTCCTGTATCGTGGACCAATTCCTGGTTCATCCACGACATACATGATTCCTGTGCCAAATCCTACCAAATCCAAGTAGAACTC